CAACGCCCACCCCAAACACATTGCTACATCCAAACACTGCGACTGAACATTCCCAATCAATATCATTAAAATCTTTATCACATCGATAGCCGTGACTATTTACCTTGTATGATATTTCTTTACTACGCCATACCCAATCGATTGGCATTTTTTTTAAAGATTGCTCATAGTTTTCTAAACTATCAGGGCCCATCCAATAGTTACATTTATCTTGATCCTGAATCAATAATCCATTTAAATGATCGTCTACGTTAGGGAAATTATATTTTTTTGTCATCAAACGTTGTTAATCTAGTAACACCTTTGTGTTTAGTAAACAGATGGTCAGTATACTTATCATCAATCTTTAATGGTAAATCTAAATGAATATGTAATATAGGTCCTATTTGGTCACTGATAACAGTATCATTGCCCACACTGCCTATCCATCGTATCTTTCCATGCATACCGGTCACTCTAGCCATAAACTCATATTTAGGCTTATAACGATGTTGTTCAAAATATTCAGCTAGACTTGCCATTTTTTAATTCCATAACAGGTAGAATACTATTATCAAAAATCTGAGCCATTGTGTTATACAATCCCTTACGCTCTTCCGGTGTCATTCCTGATAACCAAGGAGGGCCATTTGGATCTTTGTCTAATCCATAATCATGTCGATATGTATAGCACATATCATTAATGATTTCTTCACGGGTTTTCATGGCAACTTTCCTAGTACACTACAAGTGTCTTTTAATACATTATAAAATTCGGGTAATGATTCACTAAACTTTTGTTTTCTATGCTCATCAATAGTTATTATATACTGAAATGCTTTTTCTAGCAAGTGTTGGTTATCCAAAGTATTCATATAGTTTAATACTTGTATTGAATGTGGGTCAGTTAACTTGCTACACAAATATTCTTTTGTTTCTTTACTCAATGCATCTACGCTATAATAGTCTGGTCTAAACACCATACCAATGAATGGTTTGGGTAGTTCTTCAACACGACACCATTCAATAAACTCATCAACATAAAATACAGTAAAGATACTCATGGTATGAGATATACTTAACATAAGATTACTATTCTCTTTACGTTTTTGTTTATAGTGTTGTATGTTCTCATACACTTCTGACCATACACCTGGCCATCTAGTATATTCATATACTAGACCAGTACCGTCAATACTTAACTGCATGTTGATAGCTTTAAACTTACTCCATCGTTCCCAAAATCTTTCGTCGGGCATGATAGTACAGTTGGTTGTATAGTGTATAGTTATGTTCTTTGCGTTATGTTCTATCAGATAATCTAGGTATTCTAAATGTTCTTCAATGCCACTAACGAATGGTTCACCACCTGGCATTTCAATCAATATTAAATCATCAGATACACTTTTTATATTCGTTAAAAAGTTTGGTTCTGCATAATATCTATTATGAGGCCAAGATTTAGTTTCGGGGAATACTTTTTTAAGCTTATGTTCTTCAGTAAGCCATCTGCTACTTGCATAGCTTTTACACGTTCTACAAGCTAAGTTACATATGTTGCCAAATGGAACTGAAAGTACTTTAAATGAGTTTAAGTCAGGTTCAGTCTCATTAAATACCGTTACCCAATCTCGTTGGCGTTTAGATAATATACCGGAAGCTTCGTCTTGCCAACATCTACTACAACCTTCAGGCTTTTTTCCGTCTAGGAAATCTTGTTGTAGTTGTTTACGTTCATCACTTGCTAAGAAATCAGGTAAGTTTTTTGCAAGCATATTTTTATACTTACAACAAGGTCTAAAGTCTTGTTGAACTTCAATATCTAACCCTACCCAAGGGTAATAGCAAATGTGTTCATTCATCAGTTATTTAACTGAAACTTTTTTAAGTATTTTTTTGCAATGGAATAATCTTCTACAAATGGCTCATCTAGCATCTTACGATATTCGATAATGATTTCCATAGCATAGGACCGATCTTCATCTTCTAAAGATTCCCACCAAACTGCTAGTTCTTCGGGTGTTTTGTTTAAAATGTATTGTAAGTTGTTGTAATCTCTGTTCATTTTATTCTCCTAGTTTTTCCCAAACGTATTCAGATTCTTTCATATATGCTATTGGTTGTAGCCAACCATTCTTTATAGCTTCCATAATCATAAGTTTATATTGTCTTGGGCAGTCATTGCTAATCTCAAATCCAGCACGTGGCGCCATAAGAAATCCATTATGAATATGAAAGTCAGGGTCATCCTGTCGTATTGTTTTAATAGTTTTGTCAGGCGTAGTAAAGGTCATTTTTCTTGGTCAGCTAATGTTGTGAAAAAGGTTTTAACTTTGGTATCATTATCCCAAGCTACAGTATAATCATTATCTTTATCAGATAATACCAATGCCTCATCATATGTAACAACACGGTGACTGATAATCTGTTCCCCGATATACTCTTGGCTGAATTCCTTTGCCTTTTCCATTGTTACTGTATCTAACGCCCATAATGTTTTGTCGTTGCCATAGTCGTCAGTACCTACAGGTACCTCGATCATATAACGTTTACGGAAGGTATCAATAGATTCTACAAGAACCCATTGTGTTTCTTTCTTAGTTAACATAAAACTTCCATCTCCATTATCTTTCCAAATTAATGAATCACCTTCGGCCCAACCCGTTTGTTCCAACATATCCGGTGGAAACTCTAAAATAAAGTCGCCGGTATCAGGATCTTCCTGTAATTCAACTGTCCAGCTAGTTTTCATACTAAACTCCCTTGATAAGGACTATTCAACCATTTTGCATATGTTTCAGCTTGCTCACTAATCTTAGTCAGCTCATACTTACCGCAGAACTTCATAAAGTGAATGCCAACCTGAGGGATAGTCGTAGTACGAACACCCTCTTTAATACGTGCATCAACCAAGTCTTTAATCTCTTGCGGTTGTGCTGTTAAGTCAATCAGTACACGATTACGTTCATAGTCATCTTTTACCCTATGCTCAACTTCATTGTGGTCTACCCAGCGTTGCAACATCATGTTGTTCCAATGAAAGCCTTGCTTATTTCTATCAGCATAAGCCTCAGTTAGTCCAACTTTGTTCTTACTACCTTTCTCACGTACCCCGGGATAAGCAGAAAATACATTGTCAGAACTATCACCACGCATACACTTCATAAAAAGATGCCATTGCGGGTCACCTAACAGTTTGGGTTCTTTAGTTTTCTTATCTTTAACAATCTTACCCTTGTCATCAAAATAACCGTCAAGTGTAATCAGTTGATTAGACACCCCATTATATTGCTTGACATTTTCATTGATAAGTTGAACATAGTCGGTATCGCTTGAAATGATAAAATGCTCATCGGTCGGATGTAAGTGAATAAAACGGGCAATCATGTCGTCAGCTTCAGCCCGTTCATGTCTGAGTACTGATACGTTTGTTTTTTCTTTTAGAAATGTAGTGAACTTTTCATAAGTATCCCAAAACATTTCATTTTCTTCTTTCTCAGCTTCAGTCTGTGATAGTGCATCAACCACACGATTTTTCTTATATGGCTCGTAATGATCCTTACGCCAGCTTCTACCCTCTAAACAGAATACTACGTGATCGGCCCCAAACTTGCGAACAACTTGATTAACTGATGCAAGTGTTAAGTGTAGCGCCATTCCAATCTTCTCCCAAGTGTCACTATTGCGTGACGCAATATGCCTTGCTCGGAAAAATGTATTTGCAGTGTCAATTAAAATGTATTTCATGTGTGTATTATATACTACTATTTAGTTTATGTCAAACCGTTGCTTTACCAAAAGTGTACTTGTTCAAAAAGTCTTTTTGACGCTGGGTTTTCAACATATGAACATTTGGGCAGACTGTAGCATGATTGCTAGGATCATTATTATAACGATTGCCATCAATATGATCCACTTGCAATGTAGTTTTCCAATCTTCAATGAAGTCACCTAACGAAGTAGTATCGTCTCCGTATTGTCCAATATAACCATTGATTGCTTGTTCAAAGCAAACACCTTTACAGGCTTCACAATGATCCTTACGAAACAATTGATTAAGTTGTCCGTTATCAAACGCAAGTCGCAAACCCGAAAGCAACTTTTTTGGATCCTTACCTCCGAACACTCCTTTCAGAATGTAATCAATACCATCAATCATTTCAAAGGTATCTTCTGTGTAGAATTCTTCTACCAAATTCATTAATTCTGTATCTTGCGGAAGAATAGCAAATGATGTAGACAACAATGAATAGTACGAACACACCAGAGACTTAACCTCATCGGAAACTTTCATTTTGCGAATAAAACCAATGCCCAATTCATGATCGCGGAAAAAGGGCAAACGACAAGTACGTGCAACAAACTGCGTGTAGCTGTTGTGAATCTTTTGTTGTGCGGGCACTTTGCAAACAACTGCGGTAATCAATCGAGGTATGTTAATACCCATCTTACCTGAATCAACTACAACCATTACTAGTGGTCTATTGATATAAGCAGTGCTGTTTGCTAACTTGATGCCGTCACTCATTCGTTTGATTTTTTGACCATCAAAATGCTTTTCTTTAGATGTAGAAACAAACAATACTGCATTGATCCGTTTGACAAACTCCTTAACGTCCTTCATTACTGCATCGATTGGGATACCATTAACTGCATTATTGCGGCCCAAACTGATGATAATACCGGGCATCATTTTTGGCATCTTATCGGAAACAGAATCCCATGTATCTTGCGGAATCAAAACTTGTTGATTGCGAATCTCATTAACTTGCCAAGCAAATGTCTTGTAAGCGGCTTCTAGTGTCTCATGCAAATCTTCACGATTGCCGTGATATTCAAATTTAGTGAATGCGTTTGATTCTTTGAATTTTGGCATTGTAGGCAACTGCATATACTTATCAGCACCTACTAATGTTCTCATTTGTTGAGATTGTGTGGGTGTAGCGGTCAAGTGAATGATAACAGTACCACTATCCATCATAGCAGTCTGCATATCAAACCATCTAGGTTCCCAATTATTGTTAGTAGTGCCTTGATCGTCTTTAGTAGTTGACTTGTCAGGCACACCTAATCCACGATGTGCTTCATCATTAAAAATTAGATCCGGCAACATCAAATCAAAGTCATCAGGGTTTGCAGGATCATAACTCTCATATAGACCATACATATATTGTGTAGTCATAAAGAAATAACGA